GCTTCAACCCGTCAGCAAACAGGCGCGCAATCATCTCAATGCGTTCCTGCGACGATGACAACTGAGCCTGCACAGCCGCACGCGTCGTGCTTTGAAGCGCTTCTGCATCCAAGCCCTGAGACGCACGAGAAATGCCTGTGCGCTGTGTCTTGATCTCGTCCACGTATGCCATCACGCCAAGTGCCGGCTGACCGACAAACGGTGTCGAGAATGGCACAACTGCACCGGGATTACGGGCGCGGATCACGGCACCAATCTCGTTGTTGAGCAAGTCATCCATGTTGACTTGGCCCTCAACCGCAAGAGTACGAGGACGAATCGACTGAGCCAGTGAGTCAAGCGTGTTACGCATGATGCTCGACTTGATCAGTTGCAGGTCCATCGTTTGATCTGCAATCGACTTACCGAAAATTGTATGCGGTGTCGGATCTGGCGAAAGAAGAGAGAACGGTGCTTCTGTAACTATTTCTTGGTGGACGATGTAACCACCATTGCCGACTGTGCAGACTTTATGCAGCTCGGCGATACCGTCGCCATCTTTGTCGATGCGGATATAGGCTTCAACGTAATAGACTTTGTCTGTGGACTCGTCGTTTCCATTGGCAATCCCAAAGAATGATTGGTCCGCAGGGTTACGAACCAGAGTTTCCATATTTAGCTCAAACCCACCTGAGCCAGCGTTCATCTCAACCAAGTCCTTGTCGTAGCCCATCGCTACCAACTCTGACACAGTTGCGAGTTTGCGGCGGCCTACAATGAGAGCGTCCTCGATGCAGGTTGCCTGATTATCGATAATGAATTGCTCAACAGGGATGCACTCGACCACATAGCGTGGCTCACGAATGACCCGCTTAACTCGCATTGAGATCATCTGTGGCATCATCATAACGTCAGGCGACATGGTAACCACATTGTCGCGCTGCATCACGGATTGCTCTTCGCGGTATTCCAAAACCGTGACGCTTGGATCTTGAGCGATCATTGCCGCTTCTTCTTGCGACAGACCTGAGTAGCTATACTCTTCGACAGTCTCTTCGTCGCGCTTATACCAAGTCAGAACGCCTTCTTTCAGAATGAGCGCATCTTTCATCGCGTCATGGAGAATGCGGAAGCCTGGGTTCTCCTGCATAAAGATATAGTTGATGAAGTCGGTTTGCTGTTCAGCTACTTCGACATCTTCAGCCGTTTTCGGAACAAACTCTAAAACCTTATCGCCGCCGGTAAAAATACGGAGCAACGATGGCAGCATTGCCAAAACAGTGTCGCGCACTTCTGTGAGCACAACCTGCGAGCTTCCCTGTTCCTCGTTACCAAACGAGTTGCCCAGATAGTAAGACATCGCGGCTTCGCGCTCTGGGGCGATATAGGTATCGATATAAACTGCTGCGTCTTCGATGGACTGGCGAACGCGTGAGCGAAACTCTTCCTCGTCCATAGGCTGGTCTTGCAGACCAGGTGTCAGGATACCCGTATCATCGTCATAGGCACGGGGAGCTGAAACATTAACGGGAATGTTGTCGGGGTCGTATCCTGAGATCGCCATGCCTTAAACCTTTCTCACGCGCCACCACTTCCAGCCGGTCTCTGAGCCAACCTCGTGCTTGGGCAGTAATTCTTTCACAGCCTTAGATACACCATCGAACGGGTAATCGTCACCTCCCATGACTCCGCCCCGTTTCAGCTTAGGCATCCACGCCTCGATGTCAGCCTTCACTTCTTCGTATTCGTGACCCGCATCAACCCACACAAAGTCGACTGACTCGTCCTCAAACTTCGACGCGGCAGAAGCACTGTCAGACCGGATAGGGGTCATCTTGAGACCCTCGATCTTCTTCATGTTCGCTTTAAAAATTGAGTACACCGACTTCAGCTCCGGATCATCTTTGTGGACTTGGTCAGAACCCTTCCAGTGATCGACGCAGTATAACTGTATGTCTTTGCCAGAGTTGACTATTTCGACACCAAGATAAGCAGAAGAGCGACCCTTCCAGCAGCCGATTTCAACGAACACGGCACCGTTTTTAGGAGCACTCAGAACTGCTTCGCGATACGGTCTTGTGAAGTTGAACCAGCCTTGGATGTCATCAAAAAAGTGGTTCATTTTGACTTCTTTGTCATACCCGCTTCTGAGAGTGCAATCGCGATGGCCTGCTTGCGGCTCTTGGCTAAAGGAGCTTTCTTCGGGCCCTTAGGATTAACGCCAGCGTGGAGTTTACCCTTTTTGTACTCCGACATCACAGCAGCTACTTTCGACTTACCCTTCATCGGAAACTCCTTAAAGATCAACGTGTTCGTGCATAAACTCTAGCACACCGATATGTCTTACTTGTTTTGAGACATCATGGTCAATGTGGACCTTGAAGCCTGCCTTTTGCGCTTCGCGGCAGAAGTACATGTCCTCACCGACAAACGCTTTCCAGTCTGGCGAATAGCCAATCTGAAACCACGGTTCTGCCATAGTACGGAACACGTTTGCCTTAATCAGCATACATCCCATACCGACAGCATCGACTTCTTCTAACCCTGTCTTTGAAGAGTCAGACGTAACATACTGTAACTTCTGGAAATTCTTGAACGCGACAGTCTTAACAGGTAACCGGCGCGTCGCATAGTTTGCCGCAACGATGTCCAAGTCATGCCGCATTAGAGACACGATTACGTCAGACGGAAACCTCATATCGCTATCGAGAAACAAGATGTAGTCAGCCGCGCCATCCAAGGCCATGCGGACCAACTTCATCCGCTGATCAGCAATCAGAGTACCGCTAACCATGTGGATGTCAAAGCGAATACCAGCAGGAACGCTGGCATACCATTTCGCGGAAAGCACAGCGAGATCCTTCGCAAAACCGGCGTGAACCTCGTCCCTAGCCGGTATACAGATTGCCAGATTCACTTAGTCTACCTCACCCTCAGACATATCTTCCCCTTCATCCATATAACTGTACTCGTCCTCGGACTCTGACTCTGAACCTTGCTCTGTCTCATCGGTAATCGGTCCACCAACGACCCACGCATCACAAGTTCTCTCAGCCGCACACTTGAAATCAAAGAAATCGCAAAATCCAAGATCCCCTGCGTTAATCGTATCCATTGCATCTTTGTTGCTTCCACCCTTACCAGCAATTCCTTCTTCAATACATTTAAGCATTTTTGAAGTTTGCACAAACGCGGCGCAGTTACCGCAACGCTGAGACTTCGCCTCATCCGGTGATACGTCCCACATCTTGGCCTTCATAGCCCAGTAGCGGTCGTTCGGCTGGTTCGGGTCCATCGGGCCGTAGTGGGCCTTATCGATAGCCTTACCGCGATTCTGCAAGTTGATAGTGATATCGCTCGTTGCGACAGGACATGCTTCAGCCATTTACTTACCCTTTCGCGCAGCGCGCATATTATCGATGAGATTCGGGAACGGGCGACCGGCAGCTTTTGCCATAGCTTTAGCGGCAGCCTTCTTCTTTGGGGACAGCTTCTTGTCCTTCTTTGTCGGATCTGGCGTTTCCCATACCTTCTTCATGTCACTTCCCCTTATTCCGTGCAGAGATAGCCTTAGCCTTTTTCCGCGCGTCTTCCTTTGACGACGCACCCCATGCCTTCAAGGACAAGAGCAACCGCGTCGGTTTACCTTTCTCGTCACGCTCTGGGCCTGGCATGTTACCCATGCGAGCCAAGAATGAAGCACGACGAGGATTATCTCCCGCTTTCACGGGTGCCTTCAAATTCATACCTTCAGCCTTAGCTGACGCGCGCCCCTTAGCGTTAAGGCCGCCATTCTTGTTCTTTCCCTCGGCTCTCTGCCACGCAGGTGTCTTTGCCATTACACGATACTCCGCAAGTTCCGCTTCAAAGGTTTACCACGAACCCACGGTGTTCCGCGACCCCCTACTAGGGCGGCAGATCCACCAAAAGTCAAACACACTGAGTCAGCTAAGTCACATGACCGAAAACCTCGCTTCTTTAAGCTATCCTTTGATTCTACCACAATCTTACCGGACGAGGAAAAAGTGTATCTCGGCGCAACCAACTCTTGTCTGAGAGTTGGATTATTAGGCAACCTCACAGCTCTTGTTTCAAGCCAATCCTTCACCGCAAGCCACAGCTCATCCCGCAGCTTATTAGCATTAGGGTTCATGGCTGAAGACTCAGCGACGTTCACATCCCTGACATTGTACCCCATCTCACGTAACCTATCGGCTACACCGGATCCCAGACCAATGGTGTCCACGCAGATCTCGACTGGGTTATCTGTGCGCGCCTCGTTCACCACAGCACCGACCAACTGCATCAGATCAAGCCCACCCCACGACTTGACCTCCATCACGACATTGCCTTTCCGCTTGCACAGAGCAGATCTGTCGGTGCCAAACCGGGCAACGTCTAACCCGTAGATCATCCCGTCTGACACATCGACCGGAACATCTCGTCCCATCGCTGCATCAACTAGCTCTGCCGCAATAAGAGTATCATTATCAGCAACAGCAAATTCTCCCAGTACGCGAATACGATACGCATTGCTGCCCTCACCATAGGTTGCCTTGATCTGCTCAACGAAGTCCTTCGACACCAACGGGATATCGAGACATGAGACGTGCATCGTGTCCCAGTCAGAGGACAGCTCATGGTGCGTCCGGTAAAACAAGCCGCTGTTACGCGTCGGGTTACCAATGAGAATCGTGCAAGCGCTGTGACCAGACATCGACCCTGCCGCTGCTTCGAACACCGGCTCTGGCACAGCAGAAGCCTCGTCCACAATCAGCAACACGTTCTCCGAGTGAATACCGGCGAGGGCTTCTGGTCGCTCTGAGGACGAGGTACGCGCCGAGGCAAAGCTCGACTCTGGAGCTGCCTTCAAGCTAATTCGGTCACTCAGCACATCGAATGAGTCGCGCAATACAGGCGGCAGCTTGTTCACTTGCGCTTTCAGTTCAGAGAACAACGCATCGAACAGCTGCCCCGCTGTAGGCGCGGTCATTACGCATTTCTGTGGGAACCGCGTGCACATGACCCAGACAATGGCCCACGAGCACACAGTACTTTTCCCCACACCGTGACCCGCGCGCACAGAGATGCGCCGCTTCCCTGCCGCGATCTTCCGCAACAGTTCCTCTTGCCACTTTAACGGTGTCTCTCGCAGCACAACGCGGACAAATTTGACCGGATCATTGCGATACAGCCGAATGAAATCCTCAAACTCTTTAGCGTCAGCAGAAGCCTTGCTCATCTCGTAGACCTGTTCACTATCTCGTCAGCCTGCATGATCAGATCATCCAATGCCGCATAAGTATATCCGAGAGCCATGTTAAACGCATTGCTCTCACCGGACGAGTCCATCATTGTCGCGATCTCCTCCCGCTTTCTCAGTTGATCAATCAACTTAAAGTAAGACGGAACAAGAATCTCCAAAAGTTGTTCAGCTTCGCTTTTCATTTACCACATCCCTATTTGTCATATCTTATGACTGGATCTCTAGTGGTCTTCCAATCCCAGATATACCAAGCGTAATTGTGCCGAGGAGAACCAGTGCTTCCATCAATCCATCTCGGCCTTTTCTGCAAGACAATCTTCATGTCGAACGGAAAACCAAAAACCTTTTTACGGGCCGCCGCGCAGTCAAACTCATTCCGTAAAAGCATCGCAACTTTGCCACCACTATTGCGCGTCAAGCTCAGAGCTTTATGGATAAACAGATCAGCAATATCAAATGGAGGATTAGTGACAATATCACCATTCCAGTCATCTGCCGCATCAAGGAAATTCTTTGTCTCATATCCATGACCGTAATCGTGAATATCTGTACCGACAATATTATACCCACCAGCCATTAGCTCACGCAGCATTCGCCCTTTACCGACAGCCGGTTCCCATATCTCCGTAAACTTAACATGCCGCAGCAAGACGCGCGTTACCCACTCCTCTGTCTCGTAATGGTCAAGCGGTGCGCGCTCATACTTTCCTGTCAGGTCCATCTAATGGCTCTCCCCATTTCTCCTTGCCCATCTCCCATCCCTCGGACCATGCCTTATGCCGGTCAGTGCCGGGCTCAAAAGGATTATGGTCAAACGGGCAACCATTACGGAATGACAGCATCGCGTCAGCCTTAACCGTATTCAGGCTGTTGACGAGCTTATCCCACTCATGAATCGGTTTCAGATTAGTCTTCCACATCATCGTCTCCCAGCGCGATCTTCCCTATCACGACAGCGTCAACGATCCGCGCAAACTCGCTGTCTCTGTCCATCAACCGCTTCACAATGCGCTGTAAAGCGTCACGATACACTATGAGTTGAGCCTCTAGCTGCACAGCTTTCTCAGCAGCAGCGTAATCCATCTCCATCACTTTCTCAGCAGCAGCGTAATCCATCTCCATCACTTAGCCCTCATCAGCTTCTTCGTAAAAGATAACAGCAACGCATGATGCGCGCCGCCATGCCAGTGCTTCTGCATATACGGTTTATCGTACCACTTGTGCTGCGACTCTGGGTGGCACCCAATCAGTCCAACCCGTCCCTGTATCACCGCCATCGGATCTCCATTGGCATAACGCGCAATGATCTGGCATCTCCCATCACCGGCGAACGTGCACCCGTCATAGAAATACATCTTCGTGCGAGTGCCGCTCCAATCCACATCTGCAACTGTGCCATAGCTGCGACGCACATCTGCACCTTCACGCTTAATGTATTGCACAGGCTCTAACCCTGTAAGCAAATCAAAATAGTCTTGCCCACCCCAATAAGCGCCCATGCAGATGCCTAAGTATTTCCCACCGCGCGCAACAAAATCAGCAATCGCATTTCCCTCACGCCGCTTGAAGAAATCGTAATAGCGACGCGCGTCTCCAACTCCACCTGGGAACGCAACTATGTCCACATCATCAAAGCCGTCAGAAAACTCTGTCTCGTCAAATGTGCGAACCTTGAACTCACCCGACAACGCCTCGACCATACCGTCCACGCAGTCCTGCGAGCACTCAGGGTCATGGCGAAAGATGGCGATTGCCGGTTTCACTTTTCGCGTGTCACTTCTTGCACAATGCGGATCAGCTTCGCGTTCTCGCGGCGCAAGTCCATCACAACATCGATAGAGTTATCCCGCTGCGTCTCAGCATCTCTTAACCGTTTACGCAGATCTATAATGTGCGCCATCGTCTCGTCATCGCAATGCCGTGAAGCCGCCATCTTACGCTTCGAGTCAAAGCCGACCATCACCCCATCTCCCCTATCAAACGGTAAACGCTGCTCTTCGAGATCTGCAACTGGGACGCGATCTCCAATGGCTTAACTCCACCAGCCCCGTCTCGCTTCGCCTTCTGGATACCCTCACGCTGACGCTCAAGCATGATCTCACGCTCAAACTGCGCCACAGAACCAATCACATTCAGCATCAGCTTGCCTGTCGGTGTGTGTGTATCAAGATTCATGGCGAGGATACGCAGGCTCGCGCCACGCTTCTCGATCTCAGCGACAATCGTCACTAGATCCGCAACACTGCGAGCAAGCCGGTCCAACTTGGTCACGACTAGCACATCGCCATCACGCAAGTACTGGATGGCCTCATCGAGCTTGTCACGACGCGCGACAGATGACACCTGCTCGTCAAAGATGCGCTCGCACCCTGACGCGGCTAAGTCACGCCGTTGCGCGTCGAGCCCTGCGTGCTGGTCATTGGTGGAAGTACGAGCATAACCTATAAGCATACCTTATCTCCGTGTGAGTTTTTCTGATTTCTGGGAGCGGGTTGGCTGCAGCAGGCGCACCCCGGTGGGGGGTCGAGACGGGGGGGGTGTTGCGGTTTCGGTCGCCCGATCCGCCACCGCGCCGCGTTGCGTAGCAGCGTCGCGCGTCCCTACCCCGTCATTCGTTGCGCTTGTTACATGAAACCGAATCCTTTCCCTTTGTCGTTAAAGACTTTGTAAGACTGATTTCCAAAAACGTCAATACAATTCTATTAGGACGCATTCCGCCTGTTGATAACTTTTCCTACACGGGCAAGCCCTATTAGGAAACGCTAACAATCTCCCCGTCAATTATATCATTGCTAGGCAACGCTTTCGCCGTGTCGTTAAGCCGTTTCAGCGCGTCCAAATGCAATTGGTGTGTATGCGTAACGGAAACGTCTACGCTTTGCCGATCCCCATAAACCTTCGGGAGAAGCCGCGACGCGGTCCACTTCAACCCATCAAGCGCAACGCGGGCAACGTCCGGCGGCACTTCCCCGCGCACAACACGGCGCGTCAAGTCGGCGATTTCGTCGGCTTGAGCCAGGGCGCGCGCTTCTATCGCGTGCGCGTACTTAGTCCGGAGAGTCTCTTTCTCCCCCATCCAACGCCAGAAAGTATTGCCGTTCGGCATGTCCGAGTCGCTGGCGATGCTATTAACAGAACGCCCTTCCATTATCCGATTGCAAAATTCGTCCTCAATTTCTGGCGACCATCGGACCGGATCATTCGGCTTTTTCTTCATATTTCCCCGCAATTTCAAAGCGTTCCTTGTCTTATATAATACTACTCTAAAAAGACAAAACGGCTTGACTTGTCTTTATAGTTATTCCTATAAAGGCGGACCCTAACGGGAAACTGAAACACGGAAACACGGAAAGGATAACACATGGCACGCCCTCTTTACCTTATCGCGCGCGATATCAAATCGGATTGGCAAAAGCCCTATTTCGGCGCGGTCCCGTATATCAAAGCGCTTACTGAATTGAGCGACATTTCAGATCGCTACTATGCCGATTCGGCAAAAGGCGTTGTTTTATATTTCCTTGCCAATGCTAACACATGGCGCGGCGAAACGGCGCGACAAATAAAATCCGAATTAAAGTCACTTGCGGGGATTAAGTGACATGTCGCAATTGAAAACGGTCAACGTTAAGCTTGAAACGACCATGCGCGCGGCGGCTTTCGTGAAGGGCTTTAAAGAGGCGCAAGCCGGGAAACCCTTTAATTATGACGCTTTCCCCGAAACGCGCGACACGAATAAGCAATGGCAATATGAGCGGGGACGCGCTTTCGGCTTGCTTTATTCGGGGACACTGAAAAACGGCGCGCGCATAACATGGCAAGCGCTTTCCGCATACCGCGACGCGGTATGGAATCGCGCAATTATTTGAAACACGGAAACACGGAAAAGGACCACGGCAATGTATCAAGTCGCCCTCACTATGAAATCGCGCAACGAAAAGACGGGACCGATTCCCGTTTCGACAACAACATTCGCAACATGTCCGGACGTTTGCCCGTTACGGGAAAACGGATGCTATGCTGGCAATGGTCCGCTTTTCATGTTTTGGCAGAAAGTAACGGATGGAAACACGGGCACGCTTTGGGCCGATTTCGTCGATCAAATCCGCAATTTAAAGCCGGGCACGCTTTGGCGGCATAATCAAGCGGGTGACTTGCCCGGAAACCGAATAAACATAGACGGCGGCGCTTTGGCGGCGTTAGTCGTTGCGAATGAGGGAAAGCGCGGCTTCACATATACGCACTATGACGTAACGCGGAACGAGAAAAACCGCCAATATGTGAAAAACGCAAACGCGAAGGGTTTCACGGTAAACCTATCGGCAAATAACTTGAAACACGCGGACGCTTTGGCGGAAACGAAAGCCGGTCCCGTTGTTGTCGTGTTACCGTCAAGCGTTTCCGGTCCCGAAAAAATCACAACGCCCGCGGGGCGCAAGGTTACAGTTTGCCCGGCAACGTATAGGGACGACGTAACTTGCAAGTCATGCGGCTTGTGCGCG